TTGTAGCCCACTACTTCACGCTCGGCTTCTGCTAAGTCGGCGTATGGCAAATCAAGAAAATCACGCAAAACATTAAATTGTTCTGGTGAAATGGATTGGGTGTGTGAAGCCTTGTTGTAAAGCCAGCCCGTTGGCTTGCCGTTCTTTGACGGAAACAAATCGGTTAATTGTTTCTTGGTAATCCCCTTTTCCTCTGCCACCTTTAGGCAAAGGTCAATGAACCACCCAATGTTTTCACCACCCTGCTTGTCAATGGCTTTGCTAATGTCCATTGACTTGGGGAATCCCGAACCGTATGTCCAGTGGATGCTGTCCCTAATCTCGAAACCAGCGTCCTCAATCGCTACCGCCATGCGGTGGTACGTCCGTGAACCGCCGAACGACAAAATGTGACCGCCTGGTTTCAAGACACGGAAACACTCCTCAGCGATTTCAGTAAACCACAATTGGAACGCAACCATTTCCTGTGTTCCACGGGAATAACGGATGCCGTTCTTGAACCCTTTGTCGTGAAATATCCCGTTGGTGGCTTTGTCAGTGACTTCCACCACTTCACTTTGCTTCCATGGGGCATCCCAATCACGCCCCATGAATTCCAATCCATATGGGGGGTCGGTAACGATGCTGTCCACGCTGTTATCAGGCAACGTTTTCAGTAGGTCTAAGCAATTACCCTTGAGTAGCATTGTTGCCCCCCACTAACTGCGAACGCAACTTTTCGTTTTCTGCTTTTAGTTCAGCGACTTCGTAGTTCAGGGCAGAAAGTTTTACCCTAAGTTTTGCTAGTTCAGTCAGTAGCGACTGCCTGTGGGTGGTGTTTACCATGCCAATAACTCTAGCAGGGTTGGTGAGGCAAGGGGTGGCTATTTAGCCAGCGTATCCCTTAAATTTGTGGCAAGCACAGGGGGAAAAGTGGTGGTCAAGTTGGATGTAACCGCAACGAACGCAACGTTGGTCACGTGGTGAAAAGAACCAACTGTCGTTTCGCTTCTTCTTTAGTGCTTCAATCAGTGTTTTCATGTTTGCGCCTTTCGTGACACCAGCAAGTGGTGTGGTGGAGTAATCCGCCACTTGCTACAAGGGTCACGTCGTGGCACTTCTTAGCACGACTATCCCAACCGGGCGGTGGGAACATTTTAGCGTATTCGTTAGATTTTTTCTGAAGAAAAGTGATACTAACGCCGATACCTATGCAGATACCTGATAGCAAAGATACTGCTACCACCGCCCAGATGGACACTTTTTACCAGCGGTTGTTGTCGTATGACAAACGGTTGGTGAACGCAGTCTCGGCGTTGTTCCATCGAACAAGGGCGTTGCGCCACGGTCCAAGCGAGCCACCGTTCAGGGTGGTCTGACCAACCGACGCAAGGTTTGCCAACGCAATGGCAAGGTTGTTCACCTTGAGGTTCAGGGTGTAGTCGGGCGAGTTGGCGTGGTTGTTAATTGCCCGTGCGTCGTTGCCCAGTGTGGTCAGGTCTGCCGATGCGCTACTAGCGTTGCCGTTCGTAAGGTCAATGGTCAAGGACGAGTAATCGTTTACCGTCTTAGAAATAATGGGCAACGTGGCACGCTTCCACGAGTAATACTTGCTTGACGTGCTAGCACTTGCCGGTAGAACGGGTAATACAACGGACGCAATAGCAATTGCTAATGCGAACTTCTTGGTCTTGCTAATCATTTGTCTTTCCTTTGGTTGGGTAATGACTAACCGTATCACGGTTTAGTGGTGTTTGTCAAGTATGTAGCAAATGCGTTGCGAAAAAACACGTACAAGTCATCAGGTTTTGCGTCGTTGTAAATAGTGAAATCTTGGTCGTTGTATGACGTTTCGCTAACGTGTGCGTTCACAGGTTCGTAGCCGTCACGGACAATGCGCACGATGATTCCACCACGGTCTTTGATGGCTTGCGCTTCGTTTGGAAATCGCACGTCAGAAATAACCAGAAGGTCTGTCTTGCCCACGTTGGCAAAGAATTGGTCTACCCAAAAGGTTTCACCAAACAGTTTGCGTCCAGCGTCAGTGCCAAGACGTTGCATTAGTTGGCGTACTTCGGGGTATCCCACTTTTGCCCGTTCCCAACCAAGGTGGTCTACAAGGTCTTGAACACGTGACTTGGGGGTGACTAGTGGGTTTATGGCGTACAGAAAGTCACGCATCAAATCGGCAAAGTTGGCGTGGTGCGCCCCGTTGTGGTGAACAATCAGTTCGCCCAATGTACTTTTGCCACTTTGCGCATATCCGGTAATGCCAATAATTGGAACGCCAAAGGTGTTTGATTTCACTACACAATCCAATCGTTGTCCCACATTTTTAGTGTGGGTTCGTGGGTTATGTCAGGGGTTTGGTGAACGTAATCAGTTTCGCCAGTCAGTAATTGAATTGACTGGTGGCACTTAGAACAAATGCCGTACCCAATGACCCGTGACATGGCAACTATTCGCCAATGTACTTTTGTAGGCGCTTGATGTGTTCCAAGGTGTGCTGGTAGCCAACTGCACGGGTTTCGTCGTTGCGACCCCAGATGTCAATTTGCTGTTCCAACCAAATGCAAACATCGTCGAGGGGGGTTTCTCCGCCCAATGGGAACTGTGGCTTGCACTTGCAGTTTTCACCGCAACCACTTTCTTCCTCAGCAATGTCGTAGCCGTTTTCTACCAACACCACTTCGACAATGCCAATTTCTTCGTTTTCTTCTTCGCCACCGACAATTTCCATTAACAAGTTCAAAGTGTCACGGTTTTGCTCAACAAGGACTTCGACTTGCTTCTTCAGCCCGTTGATTGCGCTGTACAGGTCAGTAATCGTGGGTTCGGGATACCAACCGTTGTGGGGGTACTTCTTTGGGTCGCTCCACTTGTTGTGTTCGCTCCACTTGTTGTGTGGGAATTCGCTTGACATTATTTGCCTTCTTTCAGTATTTCACTAAGGGTTTCATCTAGTTCATTGGCTTGCGACTTGCCACGGTTGATGCTGTCTAACACCATTTGGTTCAGGGTGTTGATGTTGTGCTGGTAGTTCGCCTTGATGTGGTCGTACTTATCCGACGTTTCCTGTAACAACACAGCGGCACGTTCGGCTAGTTCCTCGGACGAAATCTGTGCCGTCATCCATTCGCTAAGGTCGCCAGTGGACTTGGTGGAATGGCGCACTGTTTCACGGTGGCGTTCCCAACGAACACGCTGGTCAAACAAGGTTTCTACCTGTGCAACTAGATACCCTAGTTTTTCCGCTTGGTGTTGGATAGAAGCAATAGTCGCTTCGTCTGGGTATCCGGGTTCTTGCACAATCGCTACTGTATCAGGGTTAGATAATGAAATCAAGCAGCCGGTGGGTGTTTCTTTTTATTTCGACGTTGGTGGGTGCGTTCACGGTGACAGTTGGAACACACCACTTCACACTTGGCTACTTCTGCCTTGATGGTTTCTAGCGAATAGTTGCCCGAAGCGGCTTCGCTTACGTTGAAATGCTTATCGCTTAGGTGGTCAAAGTCCATGCAGTGGGGCGGATACACAAATCCGCAGTCCGAACATTCTTTAGATTTCACCTCGTTCAGATACTTGCGTATCCTTGCACGATTGGCTTTGCGACGCTTGGTGACTTGTTCTTTTATGCGGTCACTATTGTCGGCGTAGTATTCACGCTGGCTTTGGTTGAACGCATCACGGTCTTTTTCCCGTAGTTCACGCTTGCGCTGTCGGTCATATTCACGACGCTTATCTGGGTCTTTGAGTGACACGCCTAACGTTAGACGGGATTAGAACAATGTCAAGGGTTCCTAATCTTTTCCGTTACGCCATTTCACCATGTTGTTCCAATACAACACGGCATACACAACGCTGGTTAGCAAGAAACCATACTGCTTGGTGGTGATGGAAAAGATAATCCAAAGGACGTTCACGCAGTTAGAAATCAACCACGCCCACCAATACTTTTTACCAATAAGTACCGTGCAAAGGATACCTAATAGGCTAAGAACCCAAGACCACACGACTATGCGTAGTTCAGGTCGTCAGCGTGTTCCGAAGCCTTAGCAGCGGCTTCACTTGCCTTTACGGGGTCTGCCTTGCCATTCACAATAACCAAATTATTCACGTGAGCGGCTGAAGCATCACGGTGCAACTTAGCGGCCTTGGTGTACGCATTGGCGAGGCGCTTCAATCCGTTTTCACTAGCCGACTTTGCTTGTTCCTCGCAAGCACGGGCAATCACACGGTGTTGCCCTTCAGCGGTAAAGTGGTCGGCGGAACCGTCCTTTACGGCATCGGCAAGGCGACGTGCTTCAGATGCTTGGTTGCTACCCGAAACGTATTGGTTGCCCTCAAATGTGTGACCCGGTTGTGCGCCCTTGGAAACACCATCTGGGGATGAATTGCTTACGGCATGATTGGTAGCACGTGTAGCATCTCCTGACCGACTGTAAGCAGCAAAAGAATAATTAGGAGCGAAAGCAAGACCTGTAGCGGCTCTTGAATTCCGCCATGCGTCCCCAGCGTCACCGTGCGCCCGAGCAGCGGCAATGTGCAGGTCGCCTGCCTTGGTGTTTCCCTTTGCGTATTCACTAGCAGCGGCAGCACGGTGGTCAGCCTCGAGTTGCTTGTGCGCAGAAACAATGTCCTCAAAATCTTTATCGGTGTTTCCGCCCCAAGTGTTGCGCTCCGGACCATTAGCGTCACGGTGAAACATACTTTCAGCACGATTTTCTATTGCTTGTGCCTGTGACCCCATAGGGGTGTATTGGTTTCCCTCAAATGGGTGTCCCCGTTGTGCGCCCTTATTTACGCTATCGGAGTATTCTCGTTCGCCCCTAGGTCGTTCGTAGCGACCTGCGGCACGGCTTGCTTCCGTTGCGGCAGTGGTGTATTGTTGGGCAAGGTTCTCGGCAGTGGGGTCATTGGGGTGGTTGTCTGCGTCCAAGTGCGCTCCGCCAGCACGTACGTGTGCTTCGGCAGCACGAAGCAGTAAGTCCCGAAGTTTAGGGTCGGTTTCTTCACGAGCCATGCCCGTCAAGGCGGTGGCGACTTGCCAGTGCTGTCCAGCCTTGTAAGCGTGGCTTTCTACACCACCACCCTGTCCGGGGCGTGGGCCGGAGCCAGGGCCGCCCTTGGCAACAGGGTAGCGACTAAGCGATTTCATTAGTTCGTTAGTGTGGAAGCCAGATGACATAGGGTTTGCTCCTTTAGATTCACTAAATGCTACAACGGGTTTTGCGGTTTAGTTTCCTTCACGTAGCAGTGCTGAAAGGGGCAGTCCTAGTCTTGCCAACGCCTCGTCGGGAACGCTGGTTTCACCAAGCCACGTCTGATACAGGTCGTCCGTGATACTAAATTTGCTATCACCGACTTGGAACTTGACCTTGACGGAGTTTTGTTGAATTTCCTTGCCCTTAGCGATGTCTGCCAAGTCGTCATCGTCAAAACCCGACCCGTCTAGGGATTTCAGCGACGATACGGCGGTGACTAGTAGTTCATTGTCGTAGGTGGCTTTGTCTGCAATACGGTTGTCTGCCAGCACGATACGGGTCGCCTGTTCGTCGTCCACGTCTACCCAGACAACCGCTACTTCGCTCCAGCCGAGTGCTGATGCTGCTGCTGCGGTGTGGTTGCCCTTGAGGATTTGGTTGTTGCGCTTGTTGACCACGATGGGGCGATACTGCCCGAGGATACGCAGGCTTTCGCTGATTGCGCCGATGTCGCCTTCACGGGGATTGGAAGGGTAGCGACGGAGTTCCGACAGGGGGACGAGCGTGGTTTCCACCATCGAGACTTTGGGGGTTTCCGACTTTCCTACTTTGGTCTTGCTTGCCTTGGGCTTGGCTTCACGGGGAATGTCTAGGCGGTCACGGATTTCACTAGTTACCTTGGCTTTCTTATCGCCAACTGCGTCCTTGATGCTGTCCAACCAAATGCCGTAGATTACGGGGTCTAGTTCGCCGGTGAAAACGGCACCGAAACGAATAATGGGGTTCGGTTCCGTCTTTTCCTCTTGTTCGTCCACCAACGGGTCGTGGGATACGCCCCCACCGCCATCTTGGAACACCCCGTCTAATTCATCTAGAAATGCGGTGTCGTAGCCCGTACCTTCCAAAGTAGGCAAACTGCGCAACAGGTCAAGCAATAGGTCATTGTGGTAGTTCGCTATGTCTGACGTGCGATTGTCGGTAATAAGCACCCGTAATGCGTCGTCTTCGCTTCCTTGGAACTTGGTGATGGCGATTTCTTTCCACCCCAACGACTTGGCTGCCTTCCACGTGTGGGTGCCAGCAATAATGGTGTCGTTCCAAACTACAACGGGGCTGTACTGCCCGTTTACTTCCAGTGATTCAGCGATTGCCACCACGTCGCCCAAACGGGGATTTTGTGGGTGGGGCTTGATGGACTCAATGGGTACTAGTTCAGCATTGACGTTGATGTTCATAACTACTACCCTACAGTAGTTATTTCACTACCTACAGACCCTTCAACGCCGTGTCAGTTAGTGCTGCAGCGTCACTGCTGGCTTTATCTGCGTCCCACGTGGCTTCACCGCCGGCGGTTGGTGGGTCATACATTGGGCCGCTTTCCCAGTCATACTGTTGCACGAAACCTGCTTCGTCGGCGTGTAGACCTCGTGCCTCGCTGTGCAAATCGGCGGCTTTTTCGTGGGCATCAGCGGCAGCAGTAAGTTTGGCGTTTTTATTGGCATAAACGTCATGCGTGCTATTAACAACCATGCCACGCAACGCTTTTGCTAGTTCCCTGTGACCGTCCTCAATGTCACTGTGCAATTTCATTGCTTCTTCATAGTCGCCGTTATCAACGTGCGCATCGGCTTGAATTGCTTTTGTTGCAAGTTCGTGTGCGTCCTGACGGATTTGGCTTGCTTGTTCCCATTGGTTTCCATGGAAAGGGTGTCCGTTAAAGTCGCCCTTCAAGATTTTTCCAGTATTAGACCACGTAGGAACAAGATTGTTTGTGTCAAATGGATTTGTCATTAGTTATTTCACTACTTAGTAGTAGGGGTCGTAGTCGTAATCTGGTGGGTCAAAAGTAGGTTCATCTGGGTCAGAAACTTTTTGGTCATTTTGGTCGTCCATGTATTCTTCCGCACTATCAGCGGCTCGATTTAGGCGGTGCGCTTCGTTGGTGTGGAAAATAGCGTCATTGGCGTTCGTC